TTACTTCTTCTTTACCTTTAAAGAGATTGTCTATATCATTTGCAATCTCTGAGATATCTTTGGCTGTTCCTATTGCACTCTTAATTCCTTTGACTGTGCTATTAATAAGAGCTAATCCTGCAAGTGTTTCTGCCACCACCATGACATTTATCTATCTTCCAGCTATGATACGACCATCAGTGTCAATGATGGGTATTCCGATTGCCAGATAAACTACACCTTTAGAAGCTTCATTCCAATAACCTGTAGCCCTAAATTTTGCACCACCAGTTATAAAATCCATGCTAGCAGATGCTGATTCTACGGCAGCAGAGTTGGCTACTAAATAGTTGCCTCGCACATTATAGGGGCTTGTAGAAGCATCCACCATGAACCACGGAGCACCTGCGGTTTCATAATTTTTACCCAGTACAAATATTGGCGAAATAGGGACACCAAGACTGTTAATAAACGGAATAAAGGGTCCATCTGCGTTATTATTTCCGTCATAACTGCCTATCGAAATGAACTGGCTGGAAGCGAAGGCGTACATAATAAATAATTTAGTACTAGCATTAGAATCACCAGCAGTTCCTATCCACCATTTAGCATCTGCTGACTGCTGTGCATTTGTGGAATTGAGAAGTAAGGCTGACGTATTACCTAGTGCTTTATGGTAAACTACCCAGTGATTAACAGTATCAAGTCCCTTACAAATCACCATCTCTGGTACTACTCCAAGACCATGAGCAACAGTAGCATTTGCACCTGTTCCCGTATAAGTTGTAGCACTCATCCCTAAAGTTGTATTTGAAGTTATTTTCGTTGCGGCTATTGAGCCAGCCAAAGCAGATCCTAAATTAACATCATCTATTTTTACTGAGCCAGCAGTCGGAGTTGCTCCAGCACCAGCACTGTTAGTAGCAGTAGGCGCACCACCAAGTTTAGCACTCCAAGATATTAGTTTATCACTACTTTCATTCCACCCCAAGTTAGAGCCAACGGTAAATCCGTCACTACCAAATGCAGATAGACTCTCAGCAGAAGTTCCCAAAGCACCAGTGCTATCTGTATACAGAAAATCCTCAACGGTAAGCAGGACATCATTAACATCTGGTGATCTAGCAGAATCTCTGTTCTTTATCCACAGAAAGTCAGGTTGAAACCCCATACCAGTGAGAGCATTACCACCAGAGCCAATGGCTGTACCATTACCTGTGTAAAGAAAGTTATTCCAATGCTCACCAACATCTGCGGCTGTGCGGGTTGTTTCTGCGGCTATGTTGGTTGTAGTAAGTGCTATAAATCCTGTCGGTGCAGTCCCAGACCAATCAGCCTCGTCAACAAAAGTAAATTTTTCTGTTGCGCCAGCACCAAACAAAACAACAACATATTCATTGTCGAGAGCAGTTGTAGCAGCATTAGTTCCTGTTCCAGCAGCAATTTCACCAGCCGTTGCAGAATTTTGCCATGTATTTGACTTTGAGAAAAACAAATTTCCATTGTCACAATCTGCGGCAATTCCAATATAATCAGAGTTGTCGTATGCTGTTCCATAACTTGCAGAGTTACCACTATCTCCATTACCTTTGGTGAATAAAACTCCATTGGAACTAATATATCCATAAAGTTCGCAAACTTGATAATACCCTCGTGCTGTATCGCCTTGATTGAAGGGAGGTTCTCCTCCAGAACCGTTTGCGTTCAATAATCCTATGATTGAATAAGATTCTGTATCGCAATCCAATTCGATATACCATTTACCTGTACTTGGGAGAGTCAAAGTACTGGTAATAGTTTGGTTCCCTGAGTTGGTAACTTGTCCTGTCTTGTTGGCGTTGGATAAAGTTTGACCAGTTGTATACCATAGAGGGTTCCATCTATTTTCTAAATTCGTTGGAGTATTCGCACTAAGCGTGACACTATTGTTGTTAGTGAAGTCATTAGCCTTAGCAGATCGAACAGTTGATCCAGCCGTTAATGCTCCTGTCTCAGTCATGCCACCACCAGCACCATCATTTGTATGCCAACTATCTACTGCACTATCAAAATATAATCTTGCTGCTGTTCCTGTTGGTGTTGAACCATCTGATCCCATAGATACGGGGTAACCATCAGTAGTAATAAATTTAGCTAATTCATCTGAGTCACTTAAATCTATATATTCAGTTGTTAAATAAAATTGTGCAATATCTGCGTTAGTTTTTTGAGTAGCATCTTGGAAAGCTCCAAAAGTATGTGTTCCACGAGTATAATCTATTACTCCAGCCGAATTAACTCCTCCAGAAGCATTTTTATCCTCTACTCCATCTAAATAAAAATGTTGTGTTTGAGTAGTTTGATTCCAACTAGCTACAACATGCTGCCAACTCCCGGTAGTTAAAAGAAGTCCTGTAGATTTTATTTTTAATATTTGACTATCACCAGAAGTATACCCTGTTATTTCAAGTATATTTGTACTAGGTCTTTGGATCATAAAGTGTGTTCCTTCAGAACACCACAAAGTTTGTGATGCTCCATTGCCACCATTAAATTTAATCCAAAATGATACAGTTCCTAAAGCAGAGTCAACCATAGGATCACTAGTCATTCTCATGTAATCATTAGTACCATCAAAGGTAACAGGAACAGGAACATAGGTTGTAGGATCAAGGTAGTTACTATCGTATTGTGGTGCACCTAGATCATTTCCAAGGTAGTACCCATTAATTCCAAAAGTCAATGTTTGCATATCCTCATTTGATTTAGGTGTTACATATAAACCATCAGCAGATACGTCTACAAAGTCTGTTGCATCTGTGACAACTTGACCATCTAGGTAAAAACATTCTGCCATGTAACCATCAAAATATCCTTGATTTAGTTCTGGATCTGCTCCCCAAGCATGGCGTGAACCACTATCTGAAATAGCAAAGACATCATTTTGCGCTATGGTGTCTGTTGATTTAGTCCAAGCAGTGATCTCTTCGTTATTAAGGAAGAATTTGAATATAGGAGTTGCTGGAACTGTATTTATTGTTAGAACCCAATGATACCAACCAATGTCCCGTAAAACCTGTGTCGAAGTCCAAATCATTGTGGCAACATCGGAAGCATCTTCAATTAGAAGTTTGATTGCATCAGGAACAGTGTTGTCAATTAAGATCATTCCACGATCAGCATTTAATGTACCATTATCCCATTGGAAAATACGACAGTCGGAACCTGAACCAACTTTTGTTTTATAGAACCAACCACCAAGAGTAAAAGTCTTACGACTTGTTCCAGCAATAGGGATTATTCTTGATAACGCCTCAGAATTACCATCAACGTATAAAGCAGAGTTACCTACTGTAACTAAACTAGTTCCACCTGCTGATGCTGATGACATTAATAAATTATTTTGAAACATTAACTATATTCCTGTGATAAGATTGCTTGAATGTTTTCACCTGTGTTGTCACTAGATATAGAAGCTAACAGTGTACCACTGCCACCTGACTGTACAAAGAAGATACTTCCTACTTGACCTACGACTGCACCAGTAGGTCTTGCCAATGTATGAGCAGCAGTCACTGTTGTTAAGAAGTTCTGCGCTCCACCAAATCCAAAGGATACACTTGTTACACCATTGATAGCTGTTGTATGTACATTAGCTGCTGCTGACTTAGTTAAGTAGAATGTACCTGCTGTAGATACATTACCACTGATTCTTACTGTTCCTAAGAAACCTGCATTACCTGCAACAGTTACTGTGCTTAGTAAGTTAGTAGCACCACCCACACTGAGAGTAGAAGCTAGACTAACAGCACCACCAACTGTGACTGTACCCAGTAAATTAGTATTGCCAGAGACTGATACGTCATCTTTGAATGTACCTGCTCCAACTATTGTAACTGTGCTTGCAAAGTTAGCTGCTCCACCTACTGAGACTGTACTTTGAAGATGAGCAGCCCCTACAACTGTTACAGTACTCTTTAATACTGCTGCACCTTCAATAGATGTAGCTCCTGCTACCCTGACTGTGCTTAAAAATCCTGCTGCACCAGTTATTGTAGCTGTACTTAATAAATTAGTAGCTCCTCCTACACTGAGGGTAGAAGCTAGGCTGACTGCTCCACCAACTGTGACAGTTCCTAATAAGTTTGTATTACCTGATACAGATACATCATCCTTGAATGTCCCTGCTCCAACCACTGTGACAGTAGAAGCAAATAATGCTGCTCCTCCTACTGAGACTGTGCTTTGTAGATGTGCTGCTCCTACGACTGTTACAGTAGAAGCAAAGGTAGCTGCTCCACCTACAGATACTGTACTCTGAAGGTGTGCTGCACCTACGACTGTGACTGTTGATCCGAAGTTAGCTGCCCCACCAACTGTGACTGCACTCTTAAGGGCTGTATTGCCTACTACAGTGACAGTAGTATAGAAGTTAGCTGCTGCTCCTACAGAGAGTGTACTTTGTAAGTGTGCTGCTCCTCCTACGGTTACAGTAGAGTTTAATCCTACTGCTCCGACTACTGATAGTGTGCCACCTATGGAAGCATTATGGGTTACTCTGAGAGTTGATACTGATACATCACCTGATGTTGGTACATTTGTTAAGTTAGAGCCATCACCGTAGAATGCTGAAGCACATACTTTAGCATTAGCTGCTTGAAGATTAGCACCACTGATTGTGACTGTGCCACCTATAACTATATTACCACTAACTGATACGTCATCTTTAAATGTTCCTGCACCTACAACTGTTACTGTAGATGCAAAGGTAGCCGCACCTCCAACTGATGCTGTACTTTGTAGATGTGCTGCACCTACGACTGTTACTGTACTTTTAAGTAATGCTGCTCCCTCTATTGAGGTTGCACCTGCTACTCTTAAAGTTGATCCAAAACCTGCTGCACCTGCTATGGTAGCTGTGCTGAGAAGGTTGACTGCTCCTCCTACAGAGAGTGAAGATGCTAGACTTACTGCTCCTCCTACTGTGACTGTACCTAGTAATCTTGTATTACCACTGACTGAGACATCATCCTTAAAGGTTACTGCACCTACAGCAGCAAAAGTACCACTAACTGATACATTACCACCTGCATGGATATATCCTGATACAGATATGTTGGTAGCAATTCCTAATTCAGCTTCAACATTACTGAGATTAGATCCATCACCATAGAAGTAACTTGCTGTTACATTACCATTTACATTAACATTAGCACTGACTGAGACATTGCTATTGAATACTGCTGTACCCCCTACGGATACATTACCTGCTACATCTAATTTACCAGAGACAGATACATCATCTTTAAATTCTGCTTTACCTGTGATTGTTCCTGTACCTGCTACTGCAAGAGTACCACCAAGAGAAGTATTACCTTCTACTGATACATTACCTTTAACTCCTAGAACACCACTGACTGATACGTCATCTTTGAAAGTACCTTTACCTACGACTGTAACAGTTGAACTAAATGTAGCTGCTCCAGTATTAATTAAGGTTCCACCTATGGAAGCATTTGTTGCAACATTAAGATCTCCACTGACTGAGACATCAGCTTCAAAGATTGCATTACCTGTAACTGTGACTGCACCATTTATGTAAGCATTCCCTACTGAGATACTTCCCCCAATAGAAGCTGTTATTCCTGAAAGGTTTGATCCATCTCCAAAGTATGCTGAAGCACATACTTTATCTGCTACAGAAAGATTACCTGATACTCCAATATTACCATCAATGTGGACTTTATTAGTTGCTATCTTAATAGCTGTCTGTGTTCCATCTGCTGTCTGTACACCTACTAATGAAGTAGTAACACCTGTACCTGTGGTACTTGCATTAACAGTCAGTATAGATCTGTATGTATTAGATATAAGTTTACCATTAAAATCTGTCATATTCCGTCCCACGTTCTATTTGCAAGTTGCCAATTTGTATTACCTATAATCTGAGCTAAACTCTGAGGATCAATCGTAATCCATGCTGCATATTCATCCCATGTTATTCCTCTGCCACCATTATCAGGTCTTGGATTTCTAACTCTAGGATTATCCTTCACATTAGGTACTTTGTTTAGTGGACTATTCTTTAAATCATATTGTCCTTCAAAGTCTTCAGGGCAAACTAGAAGACCATAACTATTCATTCTCATAACCCTATGTGGATACGTAAACCCACAAGTGTCACACATTGCTAGTGTTTTACTGCTTACTGCCATCAGCTATAAAATGCTAGACGAGGCAAGAGATATAGAGAAGCACGTTCTCTGTCTTCTTCCATTGCTCGAAATAACATATCCTCGTAATTCTGTTTAAGCATTGCTATCCTTGTATCTGCAACCAGTGGACGCTTCATAGACATATAGTAAGCTAGTCCACAAGTCAAAGGTGGTAGAAACCTTTTAGGTAGATCAGCATTCTGATCAGCAGACCTATTAACATCCTGTAGTTCACTGACTATTTCTACCTGTAGAGTATCAGTAGAGTTCTCTGGTATAGGCCAGAGAGATAGTACAGGGTTATCCCTGCCTCTCCTAATGCTATACTGAGTAGGTCTGCCTGTCTGAGTAGGTGCTGGAATGATAAGATATTCTTCTGGACTAATTCTGGTAAGCTGTATATCTGAGTTGTCTCTCCTTAAGACTACCTCAAGTGCATTAATAGTGCTGTCACTTAAGTCATAGGAAGTTACACTTGTAGATAGTGTTATGCTGCTTGTATTAGTTGTCCATAGAAGTATACCTCTATTCTGCCAATCTTTAAGCATGAGGTTAATAGAACGCCTAGCTGAAGCAGGTTCATGGCCTAGAGTATCCTCTCCACCAATCATCTCACTTGCTTCTTGAATTACTTCATCTATATCTAAGTTGAAGTTATATGTTCCTGATACTGCCATATTAAACTCCAAGCTTTTTAATTCTATCCGAAGCCCCTTTTATGTATGAAGAAAACATATCATAAAAAATATAGGGGCATATACCATGTATAAAGAGAGCAATCATAATAAGCATTCCTCTTATACTCTCAAACCAAGTAAATCTAAGATGCTCAAAATATTTTAATTTTACTTCGTTTAAATGTTTAAAATTAATTATCATCTTCAACTTCAGGAGTTTCTTCAACTTCAGGCTCTTCTACTTTGCCATCTACGAGGACAGCTTCACGATGTTGCATAAACTTCTCTGGATCTGCGACTTCCAGAATCTTACCAGTTTTTACATCTTTAATTTTTGTTTTCATTTAACATCTCCATCTTTTTCTAGCTTGTCTAAGTCTGCTATTTGGATTCTTAGCAGCCTTTGGGAATTTCTTCATTTGACCTGCTGATCTAGCACAGTAACTCTTACGTCTTTTAGCAGATTTACTTCCAGCTTTAACTTTACCTGTAACAGCAGTCTTTAGTTTAGAACCGGGGTTCTGTCTTCTATATTTAGCTACACCTTTCTTGGTAAGACCTGCACCAGACTTAGTAGAACGCTTTTGACCTCCTCCTATAGTCATGCCTTTCATATTACTAGGCTTTCTTTTTTTCCTTACTGCCATAAGTATCCTTGTATTTTAAGACTAGATACTCACAATGTTTTTGCCACCATGAGTTCCAATCTTTATAATATTCCTTAACTGGTTTAATAATATCATGGTCTATTAAGCTATAATCATCTTCCATTAGTATGGTTTATTAGAGTAAGTAGCTTTACCAAATCCTCGTAAGGCTTTACCACCGCCTCTGCGATAGACTTTACCACCACCCATTTTTTTAGTGGTTGGTTTTCTTTTTCTAATTCCTTCACTTTCTAAATACTTAGTTAAACTTTTACCAGATTTTTTCTGAGCATTTAATAATGCTGTTAAACCTTTACCAGATTTAGCTAGTTGTTCTTTAGTTATTGCTGCTAAGACTTTACCTTTTTTATTTGTAAAGGTATCTAAACCTCTATCTTGTGCGTCATACACTGTTCTAGCTGGACCTGTTTTATCTTTAGTTTTAGTTTTAGCTGTACTTGTTTTATCAATTTTTTTAATTGTTTCTTTAACTGAAGGCGGTTGATATCCTTTAGGTTTCTTTATTTGAAGTAGTTTAGCTGGACTTTTACTTTTAGATTTAGCTGGATCTTTTGTAGGTGTAGCCGCATTAACTTTTTTCTCAGAAGTAATTTTTTTAAGTACACTTTTTATACGTTTAAGTACTTGTTGACGAGTTTTAGGTTTTGATTCAACTTTATCTACTTTAGGTTTAGG